ATTAAATATTGAATTTTTTACACTTGTAAATGCTCTTGAAGCATTGTCTATGACATTAAGTTTTATATTTAGTTGCTGATCTGCCATGCTGTAATTTTTCTCGTTCTGCCTTCACCTTAAAATATGCTATCCAATAATAAAATTCATCTTGTGTCATACACAAAACTTCTTCCATTGATTTTTTTAATTCCTGACACAAACTTAAAATGGAAAAAAGTTCTGTATCAGTTCTTACTTTTTTTCAGCTTCCTCGTAAGATACACCAGACAACATTTCTGTTGCTACTCTAGCTATAACATTTGCATCAGCATTATTCAATAATGTTAGCTTGTCATCTAGCTTAAATATTTTATTTCCTTCTGAGTCTTTTGCTTTTAAAACGATTGCATCTACTAATACTCCTAGATCATCATTCTTAGCACCTTTAAATAAGTTTCTTTTCTCTCCTAATGTAAATGGTGAGCAATATATTATTAAAGGTTTGCCTTCCTCGCCCCACTCAGCTACCTCAATCTTCTTAATGCCTAAAGCTTCAAATTGTGCTTTAACTCTATCTATTACGTTCATATCTTCCTTTTCTAATTAATAATTAATTATGCGTTCCTACTGTTACTGCACCAGTTCCAGTAAACGTCATTTCTGCTTCTACCATTCCGTCAAATGAAGCACTTACATTGTAAGCTGTAACTATTGCATCACCTGAAAAAAATTTATCTCCTGCTGATGTTCCTTCTGGAGATAAGTTAATCGTAATTGCTGAACCAGCAGTTACTAATAATTGTCCTGCATCTGCTTCATCAAAAAATAAACTTGCTGAACCTGAAAAACCTTTTAATCCAGTTTTAAAAGTTCTGCTTGAATCACCTAATGAAGTATCTTCAATAGTGTCTGATGTTTGCTCTAGTGTATAACTTCTTAATTCACCTAAAACAGTTGAACCAATTTTTATTACACCTTCTGAGCCAGTATGTGTTGCCATTTTTTTTTCCTTGTATTGTTAATGTTAAGGTGTGCCAGAAGTGTATTGATACATAACTCGCACAACCATTCTGATACCACCAATGGGAAACAAAACTCCTTCATCAGTAGATACTTCTACTATTTGAGTTTGTTTTGCGAACCCACCTCGTGTTCTATCAGAATTTAATGAAGTTTCAATCGTAGTGATTAACTCATTACGTTTTGTGTCAATATTTGTTTTAGTTCCTTTAACATATCCAACTATTACATAGTCAGCTACGGCTTCTCTTAATGCACTTGTAAAACTTATTGTTTGATCTGTTCTAGTTTCATTACCTGATTGAACAAAACAAGCTGGATATTGTTGTTCAGATAATTCATCAACATTAAAAGGTTCTCTAGTAATCTTCTTTAAAGTAATAGGAGAAGTTACTGCTGTTAATACAGTTATAATGTTTGATGCTATATCTTCTCGTTTGCTCATTAGATTTTAGATAGTTTGTTATATTCTTTCATAAATACATTCATAATAGGTTGTTGTTCTTTTTGTCCTATTGCAAAGAATTTTCTTTTTCTTTGATTGCCTAATGCTTTTGTATTTTCAAATTTACTTGCAAAATAAATAATAGCTTCTGTTGGTGATGACTTCTGTGTAATGTTAGATAGCATTTGACCTGAAAATGTTAAATCAGGAAACTGTGTTTGTCGCCCAGCATTACTTCTAAATGTTTTATAAGCTTCTGTATAAGGTGGAAAAGAATTACCATCAGCACTTTGACCTCTAGTAGTTCTTTGTTTAATAATACCCATTAAGAACTCAGCAGTTCTTCCTAATGCAGTCTTAACTATTTGTGGTTGTTCTCTTACTTGTTTCTCAAAGTTCTTAGCAACTTGTAATGAATTATCTTCAACAGTTAATCTCATCTAATTAGTTTAAGTCTATGATAAGGTTCTTTTTCTGCATTAGCGATTGTATTAGAATCATCAGCATCATACTCAACACCATCTCTTAATATCAATTCAAATTCTGAAGCATAAAGTTGTTGGTAGTGTTTCATCATAACTTGGAATCTATCAGGGTTATCGTTTGAATTAAATTTAGTTAATTGTGGACAAGCATAAGAACCAATTACTTTATAAACACTTGCTCTTTTAAATTGTGCATCAGTTAATAATGTTGCGTTCATTTCAGTTGTGTTTAATATTGAAATATCTCTATAAGTTTCTTTTGAATAAATAGGAAACCATCTTATTCTTAAATCTCGTTCTATATCTGCTCTTGCTTGTGCGTGGTAATCATTTGGTGAAGTAAAACTTGCAATACCAAATCCTAAAATATCTGGTTGATAAAAAGTTAAATCTGCATCTACTGTAAAATTTGCCATAATAATATTTAGTTGGTGGGGCTTTTACACCCCACCGAGTTACATTAATTAAAATGCAGAATCAGATATAATTCTAACACCATAGTTTTCTTTGATAACTCCAGTACCGTAGCAAATACTTGCCACAATTTCTGTTCCACGAAGTGATGCGTCTCTTTGAGTTTCCACTTTGAAATCCTCTTTAAGAGCAAGACCTAATGCGATTGGGTGAAATACTCCACCTGCTGAATCATCATTTGCGTTGATTGCGATATTTGCATTTTCAAATATATCAATACCAGCAACTCTACCTACATAACCATTTATTAATGCTTCATTTCCGATTTCAGAAATAGCATTTGCGTTAGTGTTATATCCAGCTTGTGTAAGTGTTTTCTTTAAATTGAAAACAGCTTTAGGACTAAATACACCATAGTATGGGGCAGGTACATTTAATGATCTAAGTATTGCTTGTGCTTGAAATAATTTATCAGCAGTCAGTTCTACTCCACCACCATTATCAAGACTGTTAGTTGTAAAGCTATCTAATAAAGTAGCTAAATCTGTATCTACTTTTTTAGCGATTGCTTCACCAAATAATTTACCAATGTCAGCACCTACATTACGACTAGCTGAATCTCTAGCTAAGTCAGTAAGAGTTGTCATAACACCAACTTCACTAGCTGTAATAGTTTGTGATGTTGGATTTACTGCTGTATTTGTTAAATCAGTAGCTTCATTTACTGCTGATGCTGTGATAGCTGGGTACACAGGAACTTCTACTGTTTTTCCTGAACCAACTATTGGGTATAGTGTTACAAGAGGTCTCATTACAGATGTTTCTTGAAATGTAAAGATTGCTTCTTGTGTTATATTTTCAAACAACTCGCCAAGAGTTGATGATGTTGTTTCGTTTGCCATGTTTTTATTTTAGTTGTTGTTAGTTGTTAGTTTCATTTTAAAATTACCCTGAGTTCTTTGTTTCCTCATGTCAGAATAAATTTTTCTGTCAGTTGGATTACTTAAATCAAGATCACCGATTTTTAATTGCTTAGGAGAAGCACCACCAACTTGACTTCTGCTTCCTGCACCACTTGGTGATGAAGAAACATGATGTGGGTTGTTTTTTAAATATTCGGCTACCAAATCATTTACTGACATTGGTTCACCTCTATCTGAATATCTTGGAGTTCCATCTTCGTTTATAACTTCAACAGAACCTTGCTCGTTAAGTCTAACATTTGATCTTAGTAGTTGTTTAACTTCTGCTGGTTTAACAGCTTTCATTCCACTAGCTACATTGACTAAAGTTTCGTCTATACGAATCCTTTTTAATTCAGTCTCCAACGATTGAATTTTTGAATCCTTTTTTGATACTGTTTCCTTCAGAACTTTATCAAACTCGCCACGTTGTTTAGCGATTTCTAGTTCTTTAAGTTTCTTTTCTTCAATTAACTTTTTAGCTTCTTCAATGTCTATGCCATCAAGTTTATTTGATACAGATTTTTTATATCTGTCTAATCTTCTTTGAACTATATTTTCTAACTGCTCGGCAGTAAAAACTTTATTCTCAGTTGATTCTGAAACTTCGTTTACTCCAGTATTGTTCTGAGATACTGTTTTCTCAACCGACTCTACTTTTACTTGGTCGTTCATTGTTTGTTCTCCTTCTATATTGTTATTGTTATCAATTATCAAGATAATTGTAAAAATGCAACAGTATGTTGCTAAAATGTTCTATTCTAATGTATATTCAAAAGTACCATCTTCATTTACAGTACCCCAATCTGTGCTTGTTGGTTGC